CGAACGATTCGGACTTGTTTGCACGCGTGTTCTTCTTGGACTTGATGTTGTCCAAGATCACAAATGCAAACACGGTCCTGGCGCTGTCATGGAAGGATACACTCCGAACCAGAAGTGGCTCGAAGTGTATAACCGTCTACTTGATTTTGACGGTAGACTCTGTAACGTAGGGTACGATTTGCCGGCAATGTTGTTGGCAGATAATACACATGTTACTGAGTCCTCCCATGTTGACCTCCTTGGCTCTTGTGCGAGACTTGTTACTGTGCCTAAGACCTGTACGGCCTTACGCACGATAACTGTCGAGCCCTGTTTGAATCAGTTTGTTCAACAGGGATTAAACAGTACCCTTCGCGAACACATTGCGAAGGATCCTGTTCTTCGACATTGTCTTACACTCGACTCTCAACAGCCGAATCAAGTATTGGCTGTTGAGGGCTCCCTCTCCGGTGACTGGTGTACGATGGACTTGTCGTCTGCTAGTGATCGTCTCTCTTTACAGGTTGTAAAGAAAGCTTTCGCTAGCCGACTGAGATTCCTTGAATCTCTACTCGCAAGCCGTACACCCAATGTGAATTTGGGTAGTAATACCCTCACATTGAAGAAGTACGCCGGTATGGGTAACGCGACAACTTTTCCCGTGCAATCCTATGTATTCGCTATGTTGGCGATTACCGCGATTACACAGTCGGAAAGTAACCCGACAATCGAAAAGCTTCGTCGCGCAGCCAAGAATGTTCGTGTCTTCGGTGATGATATCATCGTAAGACGCGAGCATTTTCAGGCCGTTGCTGACTGGATCACTTCTTTTGGTCTTAAGATCAACCAGAAGAAAACTTTCTCCGAAGGTAACTTTAGAGAAAGTTGTGGCGTCGATTCCTACAAGGGCACTGATGTGACCCCTGTATATCTCCGCTACGATCCAGACTTAATCTCAACCGATCCCAATGCCTTCGCAAGTATAGTATCGACCGCCAACCAACTTTGGTTGCGCGGATACTATTGTGCGGCTACTTTCCTTAAGGAACTTTGTGAAAAGGTGAGATACCTTCCACTCGTTCACCGGGATAGTAGTGGCCTGGGTTGGCATACACGTCTCAACGCGACTACGTACCAGAGATGGTCACGTACTCTGCATCGGTTTGAAGTTCAAACCTTTGCTCTTTCCCCCAAGAAGAGGAAAGACGAGTTGGACGGATATCCAGCGCTCCTTAAGTTTTTTCATCTTCCCCGACTAGGTGAAGATGATCCAACTCATTTGAGCGTTTCGGCTCGCAAATTCTGCTTGAGTTTGCGAAAGAGATGGGTGCCTTCGTGGTAACATGAAGGGAAGTCTTCTCATTCAATGAGAAGCCAGGCTGGAGCGTTGTAACTGTCGTGCATAGATG